ACAGAGCGGCGCTTTGACCATAGCCGGAAGAATTGAAGAATGGAACGACCCAAGCTTATCTATTGTTGAGCCTCCACAGCAGCGTGATAGAGCTAATTGGTATAAGCAATGGCGAGCTTGCTTCGCGATGTATGACGGTAAACACGCTATTACCGGGTGGAGGACCGGGCGAGCTTACCACGCGCTACTCGCCGGAATACCAGTTGCCGCGCCAATAGGTAATCCAGCTCTAAATTGGGCGTATGGAGTTACCTCACCAAGAGAGCTTGCATCGCTTTTGAGGCTATCGAGAGAGCAGCGCGAAGCTATACACGCTCGACAAGTTCAAAGTAGCAACGCTTATATGCTACTCAATTTATCTTTAGCGACAATGGGATTATGACCGGGTACGATATTGACGGAGTATTAGCTACAAAACCGTTACCAAGCTTGAAAAAATGGGGCAAGATGAACGGTGCTGAGCGTAGGGCGCATAAGTTTGGACTACTCGAACAATATAAAGCGGCGAAACCTTTATTGATTCCTACTGAACCTTTTATAGCTATTAGCGCTCGCAAAGACGACCCGGTAATTAGAGCTATTACTACTGATTGGCTTATAGAGAGATACGGCGAGCTAATACTGAAAGTATTCTTACTACCTACAAGTAGATCGATAGAAAATGTAGTGAACTTTAAAAACGCCGTAATTGTAGGACATAACATTACAAACTTTACTGAAGACAATAAGAAAGTGCTGAAGGGATTGGCACAAGCTTCTTGTCCTGCTGAGCTTTACTTTTGGGAAGAAGGCATGACCGACCGAGTTGCGTATAATTTGATTTAGGATAAATTAAGCGTATGACAGGAAAAATACAAGAAGAAGATGCGCTGAAACTTGTGCGTTTGGAAAAAGAAGAAAAGATTATTGAATTACGCAGGACAGGCGCAACTTGGGAGCTTATAGCTAAGGCTACTGGATACGCTAATGCTTCCGGCGCTTACAAGGCATACCAACGCATTACTGAACGCATGGTCGCACCCAAGCTTGAAGAGTATAGAAATATGGAGATTGATTTACTCGATAGATTGCAATTTGGCGTGTACGACGATGCTAAGAATGGCGACAAAAAGGCTATAGAAACAATTTTAAAGATAGTAGACAGGCGAACTCGTATTCTCGGGTTAGACGCTCCAACCAAGATACAGGCAGAGGTAATTACTTATGACGGCGCACTCCTTGAACAGCATACCCAACGAATCGTTGAATTGGTACGATCAACTCGCTTCTCGCCGGGCGACATGGGAAGCGGAGATGGCGAGACCCGAGCAATTACCTGATGCTGATAGCTGGACTACTTGGTTATACCTTGCTGGTCGTGGTGCTGGTAAGACTAGGACTGCGGCTGAATGGATTGTTTGGCAAGCTATTACGCAGCGTAATACTAGGTGGGCTGTCATCGCACCAACATTCGGAGATGTGCGAGATACTTGCGCTGAAGGAGAATCTGGCTTACTACCCATACTGCGACAATACGGAGTTTTGGATTATTACAACCGAACGATAGGCGAAATAAGATTATTAAACGGTAGTCGTATCAAGCTGTTTTCAGCTGACGAGCCAGATCGATTACGCGGTCCACAACATCACGGAGCTTGGTGTGACGAGCTTGCAGCTTGGCGCTACGAAGATACTTACGATCAATTGCAGTTCGGTCTACGGTTAGGTAGTCACCCTAGGACAATAATCACGACAACGCCTAAACCAATACCCTTAATACGCAAATTAAACGCCAGAGATGACGGTTCAGTAAGGGTTGTAAGAGGTTCGACCTTTGATAATGCAGCTAATTTAGCGCCACAAGCTCTTATTGAACTTCAAGCTCGCTACAACAATACTCGTCTAGGTAGACAAGAGCTATACGGCGAAATACTAGATGATGTTGAAGGCGCACTCTGGACACGCGGCTTGATCGATCGCAACCGGGTCACCGAGCGTCCTCCTTTATCCCGGTTGATCGTGTCTATTGACCCAGCAATAACTAATACTAAAGATTCAGACGAAACTGGCATTATTGTTTGCGGTTCGGACACCAGAGGGTTCGGTTATGTACTAGGTGACTACTCATTTAAAGGTTCACCTTACGAATGGGCGAGTAAAGCTGTGCAAGTCTTTAAAGAGTGGAAAGCTGACGCAATTCTAGTAGAAGTGAACCAAGGCGGAGATATGGTGAGCGCAGTATTGCGACAAGTAGAACCAAGCTTGCCGATTAGAGAAATTAGAGCGCATGTCGGTAAAAGATTAAGAGCTGAACCAGTAGCGGCGATGTATGAGCAGGGCAGAATTAAACATATTGGTAATTATGAAAAGCTTGAAGATCAAATGGCTACATGGACGCCGGAAAGCCCAGACAGCCCAGACAGGTTAGATGCAATGGTGCAAGCTTTTAGCGATTTATTAGCGACCAGTAGCGTGTCTGATTACTTCAATGCCATATCTAATTTTTGTCCTAAATGTAATTTACCAATGCCTAAGAGTTTTGCGCGTTGTAGTAAATGCGGTACTGCTATGATTACTCCAGCCGAAGTAAAAGGGCAGGAGATACATGAGCGCAACTAATTACAACACAACAATAGATCAAGGCGCTGATTGGTATATCAATTTTACTTATCAAGATAGTACTGGAACAGCTATTAATTTAACTGGATATAGCGCGGCATTACAAGTGAGATCAGAACCTACTAGCACAACAGCCGTATTATCTTTATCTACACCTTCAAGCGGTATTACTATTACTGGCGCGACAGGTTTGGTAGCGGTTCACGCAACAGCGGCACAAACAGGAGCAATACTCGCTGGTAATTATGTTTATGACTTAGAAATTACATCAGCAAGCTCTATTGTGACTAGGTTAGTGCAAGGAACTATCACTGTTTCACCGCAGGTTACTCGATGAGTAATGTAATTATTGTAAAACCAGTCACTACTTCTGTGACGGTGCAAGAAAATAATCCAAGCTTGAATGTTACTTCACCCGGTCCGCAAGGCGCGCCGGGTCAAAATACAGCATTGGTTACAGTAGGCACGACTAGCACTTTATCTGCTGGGTCTTCTGCAACAGTCACAAATGTCGGAACTGCTACAGCAGCTATTTTAAACTTTGGTATCCCACAAGGTATACAAGGAACAAAAGGCGATACAGGAAATACTGGCGCAACTGGAGCTACTGGAGCAACAGGAGCAAAAGGCGATAAAGGCGACACAGGTAATGCGGCAACGCTCGATGTAGGAACTACTACTACCAGTGCTCCAGGCGGACAAGCTTCGGTAACAAACTCTGGTACGACTTCAGCAGCTATTTTTAACTTCACAATTCCACGAGGCACAGCTGGAACTAACGGCACCAATGGAACAGCAGCAACTATTGCCGCAGGCACAACTACGACAGGCGCAGCAGGTAGTTCAGCAACGGTAACAAATTCAGGAACTTCTTCTGCCGCTATATTTGATTTTACTATTCCGCAAGGAATACAAGGCGCAAAAGGTGATACAGGTGCGACAGGCGCAAAGGGAGATACAGGTAATACAGGTTCATCAGGAGTAATTGCAGTAACAACACCGATAACTAACTCAGGCACATCTACATCAGCGACTATCGGTATAGACCAAACTGCAATCACTATTGCGGAATCGCAAGTTACTAATTTAACAACAGATTTGGCTGGTAAAGCAGGATTAGCCTCAGCCAATACATTTACTGGTGGAGTGCAACAAATTACAACTGCTGACGCTGCAACAAAAGGTTTAATTGTAAAAGCCAGTGCCAGTCAATCAGTTAATTTATTAGAATTACAAAACTCAGGTGGAACCGCTATAACTTATTTTAATTCAAATGGAGGATTAACAGCAACCGAAGGTATTATTTCAACACTATATTCAGGCGGGTATTTAACTACAGGAACTCGCGGATATTACAACGCAACAACTTTTGCACCTTCAGTGATCCCAATTGTAGTTCGCGGTACAACCTCACAAACCGCAGACCTAATTCAATCGCAAAACAGTGCAGGAACAGTTTTGAGCGCAACAAACGCAGCAGGTCAAGTTTATATTGGCGGAACTACTGGCATACCTGCGGGTGGATCAAGCCGAGCAATTACTGCAACTACATTTACTACCACTACTGCTACTTATACATACAATTTAACAAGTCAAGTAGTTGTACCAGGTCAAACAGTTTTAATTTCTGGAATTACACCTGCTGGATACAATGGAACATTTACCGTTCAATCTGTTGGTGGTGTGTCAGGAGCATTTACATTTACTTGCGCAAACGCTACAAACGCCACCGTTACAGTAGCAACAGGAGCATTTAGACTTAGTGCGCAACTTTCTGTCACTGCTGGAAGTCTTGACCAAGTTCCAATTATTGTTCAAGGCGCTACAACTCAAACTGTTAACCTTCAAGAATGGATGACTTCCGCTAGGTCAGTTGTTGCCACTGTTGGTAATGGTGGAAACATTACTGCTACTGGAATTATTACCGCAACATCTTTTCAGGGTTCTTCTTTTAACGGAAGTAGGGTAGTTCCAGCCAATAACACTAACAATACTCTCAATGCAGGAGCAGTTACAATTACTACAAACTCAACTGCTCAACTTCCGCTTATCGTTAAACCAGCGACAGCGTTTAGCACATTAACAATTACTGCCGCAACGGCTAATGGAACAACAATTACTTACACTGGTAGTACAAACGCTTCGTTTCTTGTCGCTGGTCAAACAGTTACAATTACAGGAGTTGTTTCAACAGGTAACCCAGGTGCTACGGCTGGTTCAGGATTTAACCTAACTAATGCAACAATTGCAACTGCTACAACCACTACATTTACTGTTACAAATGCTTTATCAGATACTTACACTTCGGGCGGACTAGCGACAATAACCGCAGCAACTGCTGATATACAGCAATGGCAAAATAATGCTGGAACAGTTTTGAGCAGAGTGTTAGCAACAGGTGCGTTTGTTACACCTCAACCGACTCCAACTGCAAAGACAGCAAACGCTACTCTTACTATCGCAGAATTACTTACTGGCATTGTTACCTCAACTTCAGCAACGGCGGTAGCGCTAACACTCCCAACTGGAACTCTAACGGACGGTGGGTTTGGCGGTCTTAACAACAATATGTCGTTTGATTGGTCTGTTATTAACTTAGGCTCGGCTTTGGGCGCGGTAACAATGACGGCTGGAACAAACCACACTTACATAGGTAACGCAACGGTAGCAATTAACGATTCAGCGCAATTTCGCTCACGCCGTATATCTACAACCACTTGGGAAACATACAGAATCTCATAAACCGCTATGATTGCACCAAGCCTGAACCATAAGAGGCACTACTAAGGAGATTCACATGGGTCTAAGAGACCGAATCGCAAGCTTGATAGCAGGAACAGACATAGAGAAAGCACCTAATCTTCCAGCAGGTGCAGTAACAGTTACAGAACAACAAATGCGACAAGCTTCTGGAGCTATCGGACAGTCCTACGGTAATAACACTCCACTACCTCGCAACCCTTGGATGGCTATGGTGCCATTTGGACCCGGTTTACCAATTACACCGGGCGCTATCAACCCTTTACGCGAAGACGGCAGACCAGACCCACGCAGATATGAATATCAAGTAGCACAAAATATAAATGTTACTGAAACAAGACTCGTACCTTTTAAAACTTTACGCGCAGCAGCCGATCAAATAGATATTTTAAGAAGATGTGTAGAAGTAATTAAGTCTAAAGTAATAAGCTTGGAGTGGGATATTGTTCTTGCTACTGACGCTTCAGAAAAGATTAGCTCTGCTACAGGAGGCGACCATGTAAGAGCTATGGTTAAAGCTAGAGATCAATTCAATGATGAAATAAATAGAATGCGCGCTTTTTGGGAAAACCCAGATAAATCTAACGGTTTAACTTTTACTGACTGGCTTACTATTGCACTTGAAGAATTACTGGTTATTGATGCATTAGCTATTTGGCCGCAGAAAACAGTAGGAGGCGATCTGTATGGCTTGCAGATACTAGACGGCTCGACTATCAAGCCACTATTAGACGATCGCGGTATGCGCCCTATGGCTCCTTCACCAGCGTATCAACAAATACTTTACGGTTTCCCTAGAGCTGAGTTTAGCGCCAATAATGAAGACCCAAAGGCAGACGGCGAATTTACTTCTGATGATTTAGCTTACTTGGTTCGCAATAGAAGAACCACTAGCGTGTACGGATATAGCCCAGTCGAAAGAAGCTTGCCATTAGCAGATATTTATTTACGCAGACAACAATGGATACGCGCTGAATATACTGACGGCGTATTACCAGAAACAATGTTTATTACTGACGCAGTTTGGGGAACCAACCCAGACTTAATCCGCGCTTATG